AAAATCCGATGGATGAGGGATATCTGGTAAGATATTCGGATTATTATGTGTCGTGGTCTCCAAAGGAGGTATTTGATACCGCATATCTGCAGGTGGATGAGAACAAGGATCGTCCCGCTGGTGTCCGAATTAGTCAGGATATGATAGATAGTTTTATCGCTCACATCGAATCATATACGATCAGCAAAAAAACCACGGTGGTACACTGTGTGCTTAAGAACGGATTTGAAATCGTAGAATCCAGCTCATGTGTGAATCCTGAGAATTACTCGGAAGAGATGGGACGTCGGATGTGTATGAATAAGATATCGGATAAAGTATGGGAACTTTTGGCTTTCCTGCTTCAGACAGCCAGATATGGAGTGCGTTGATGATAAGATGACAAAATAATAAGCGGTGGACACCCGCCAAGATGACACCACCGCTCGCTCTGCTTAAGGACAAGTATAGCATACTCATGATCCTTAAGCAAGACCGGAAAGGAGAAAAACCATGGGTAGCGATGCTAAAAAAGAGTTTTTAAACAATGTGATCGTAAAAATGTCAGCATGTATGAGCAATGAAATGTTACAGATCCTGGAGCAGTCGATTGTGTCTGAGATGGCCCGTGTAAATATGGAAGCGATCCAGACACTGCCGGCAGTGTGGCATGACGATATGGACCGTACGAACCAGTATATCATCCGGTTATTTGAGTGTAAGAAGCAAGTCAAAAAGAATACCATGGCGGCATATCTAGCATCCGTTAAGAATCTTGTGACGCTGATCCAGAAGCCGCTGCCACAGATGGATGAATCTGATATCGCGTACTATCTCATGTGGTACGAGAAAAAGCCAGGAAGGGATCGTGTGCAGGCGACGACTTTGAATAATGAAAGAAGATTCCTTTCCGCATTTTTTACCTGGATGAGGAAAGAAAAGATGATCGCGGAGAATCCGGTCGAATCTATCGACCCGCGGAAAGTGGTGAGAAAGCCGATAGATTATTTCCGCCTGGAGGATCTGGCAAAGATGCGGGATGCCTGCAGAACGCCGAGGGAACGCGCTTTGGTGGAGGTGCTGCGTAGTACCGGCGCAAGAGTCGGGGAGATCGTTGATATTACGGTTGATCAGATTGACTGGTCCACGGGAGACATCCTGATTTTAAGTGAAAAGAGCGACCGGTACCGGACGATCTATCTGGATGAGGAAGCACGGTTTTATCTGAAGCAGTATCTGGATACGAGAAAAGAGACAAGCAGCTACATATTCCCCCAGAGCCGGGCTCCTTACGGGAAGATGTCAACGAGTGGGATCCGGTGCGTGTTTAAGGGTATCGGGGAGCGTGCAGGGATTAAATGCAGAGTGTATCCGCACAAGATGCGCAAGACACTCGGAATGACATTGAAAAATAAAGGTGTGGATATCGGTACCATACAGGAGATTATGGGACATGCGAGTCCTGCGGTGACTGCAGAGTATTACGCACAGTCTACACCATCGACACTGCGGTATGTGAGGGAGCGTGCCGCTTAAAAGGGATAAGCAAATATTTATATAAGAAGAAATGCGGGCGGAAGGCCTTTTTGACTCGATTAAAGGGATTAACTTTAGAGGAATTAGGGGGATACAGGTATGGTGTACGAACAGATTGAGTATCAGTGTGGATCGACGATAGAGATCGTACGTCATGTCACTCATAAGCACAGAAAAGAGGTGGAGCAGAAGTGGGAGCAGATCCAGAAGACGAAGGAGGAGATGGATCAGGCGAACCTGAAGCAGGCTGTAAAGAGACTGACAAGAAAGGTCAATGCGAATTTCCGACTGGGAGACTGGCATGTGGTGCTGACTTACCGGCAGGATATGCGACCGACGCTGAAAGAGATCAGAGATGTCCTTAAGAGGTTTCTGGACAAGATCCGCAGGAGATACCGGAAGGTCGGATCAGAACTGAAGTATATCATTGTGACGGAGTATGAGGCAAAGGCTATCCACCATCATCTGCTCATCAATGATGTGAATCTTGGAAAGGGGAAATGTACCAGGGATTTTATCAATGAGTGCTGGACCTATGGCAATCCAAAGTATGTGTCCCTTTATGGGGATGGAGATTTCCGGAAGCTGGCGGAATATTTTGCTAAGGAGACGAAGCGCACACGAAAAAAGATGAGTGAGAGCGGAGGGGCGATCAAGCAGCTGTATTCGTGCAGCCGGAATCTGATTGATCCAAAGCCGGTACGCAGAACCGTAGAAGTAAAGCGTATGTGGAGCATGGACCCGAAGTCGAGAAAAGGATATTACATAGACAGAGACACTTTGTATAACGGTGTAGACAAGTATGGATACCCATACCAGAGTTACACGATGATCCGTCTGGATGCGCGGAGATTGCAGCAGATGAGAGGAGGATGCGCATGACAGAAATTGAAGTGGCGAGAAAAGAGGCATATTCTGTGCAGTCAAGGCCGGGATTCAATCCGAGATTTCCTGCAAGTGGATTGGAGCGGATCGGAGAGGAGGTATCGAAGGGATGGAAGTATGAATACTTCCGGGATCCGGAAGGAAGATACTGGTTTCAGACGCTGGTCCCGTCGGAAGCGGGATTCATACCGATCTCGGAGAAGGTGCGCCAGGATCGCATTTCCAGAAAAACAGAAAGAGTAAAACGTTGTTTGAAAGGAGCATAGTGGGAACATGGGGAGAGGTAAGAAATATAAATCTACCAGAGTAGCAAATACGGTCACAAAGCTGAACCAGGCACACTATTATGGGCTGATTGAGCATCTTGGAAAAATGGAGCAGATCAGGGAGAAGCGTGTGCTGTCATTTTCTGCGACTCATCCGGCATATTACGGTACAATTCTGCAGGCGGCAAGATGAGGAGACGAAAAAACTGATCCAGGAAAAGGGGGAAGGTGGATGTGTCAAACTGTAAGGTCGCCCTGTGCCCGTATTATGTAACGCATAATGTGGAAAATGGTCCGTGGAAATGCAGCGTCACGTGTTGCAATATCCACACGAATTTTGGATTCCGTGTCAGGAATGGACTACGCTTTAGCGATAGAGATGAGCTGGAAGCCTGGATGGACATGTTCTGTTCAGACTTCCGCTTCAGCGACTGTTTATATTATCAAACAATTTACAAAAATGGAGAGGAGAAACCGGAATGAAAACTTTAGCGAAAAGACTGAAGGCGGAAACGAGAAGAAGGAAGATTGCGGAGGCATGGCTGGAACATTACAGAAAAGAGAATGTGGACGCGGTCAAAAAGAAAGCGACAAGTGATGCGAATTTGAATGTCAGCCGGAATCATGTGAAAAATCTGCAGATGCAGATTGATGAAGCGATGAATATGATTTATGCCTTGTGCGCTATTTGCGGGGATGAATTTCGGATGTCTGCAGATGCATTGAAACTTCCGGAGCCGTACGTAGCGAAGTATGATCCGGAAAAAGAGGAGTGGATTTTTAAGAAAATGGATAAGACGAAGGATGCGTAAGGAGCAGCCTTCACTCGGTCTGTATGATGCGGGTGAAGGCTTTTTTTCTGTCGTCTGAGAGGGTGGGAGACGAAAAAAATCAGATGTGCCAAAATAAAAGGACGGAGGTGATTGCGTATGGCAGATCGGGCGAAGCTCAAGGAAGAAGCGAGAAAATTATACAAGGCGGGCGTTCCTATGGCACAGATTGCTAAGGACATGGATGTCCCTGCCGGTACCATACGCAGATGGAAGTCGGAGGGCAACTGGGATGACGATCTGGCTGCAGCATGTGAACGCGCGATTAAGAAGAATGAGCGTTCACAGAAAAAAGCGAGCGTTCGCAGGAAGAAAACCGAACGTTCGGTAACGAATAAAAACAGAGATCCGGATAGGAGCAGGGATAAACGGGATGCAGATGAAGAAAATGATACTTCCTCGCGCGCGTTAAATGAAAAAGAACATTTGTTCTGCGTGGAGTATTTGCGATGCTTTAATGCATCGAAAGCGTATAAGAGAGTGCATCCGGATGCATCGAAAACCACGTGTTACAGCAATGGCTACAAGTGGCTCAAAAAAACTCAGATTAGATGTGAGATCGACAGGATGAAACAGGAGCAGATGGAGATCAACGATCTGACGATGAATGATATCGTCAGGAAATATATGGATATCGCTTTTGCAGATGTATCTGATTTTATGGAATTTGGAATGGAAAAACAGCCGGTGATAGGAGCTTTTGGACCGGTAAAGGTAAAGAATCCGGAGACCGGGGAAGAACAACAGCTGATGGTAGATGTCAATGTTGTTAAATTCAAGCAGGACGCGGAAGTGGATGGAAGCCTGATCGCAGAAATTTCGCAAGGTAAGAGCGGAGCAAAGATCAAGCTGGCGGATCGCATGAAAGCCTTGGAGTGGCTTGCCAACCATTACAGTATGCTGAATGATGAGCAGAAGGATCAGTTGACAGGTGTGATCGAACTCGCGCCGATCCTGGAGATACCGGAGGAAGAGGATGAGCAGGAATGTGATATGGACCCCGCAGCCGAAGCAGTACGAAATGATGCAGAGACCTGAGTATGAGGGATTTTACGGCGGGGCAGCCGGAGGTGGAAAGAGTGATTATCTTCTGGTGGAGGCATTGCGTCAGGTTCATATCCCGAATTACAAGGCGATTATCTTTCGAAAAACTTATCCGGAACTTTCTGAGCTGATTGACCGGTCAAGATGGCTGTATATTCGTGCCTATCCGAAGGCGAGATATAATTCCACGGAGCATTGCTGGCATTTCCCAAGCGGAGCAAAGATCTATTTCGGGAACCTGAACCGGCCTGCAGATAAAATCAAGTATCAGGGCAAGCAGTTTGATTTCATCGGCTTCGATGAGCTGACGCATTTCACATTTGATGAGTATGCGTACATGTATTCCCGTAACCGTCCTTCGGGCCCGGGAACCAGGGTATATCGGCGGGCAACCGGAAACCCGGGAGGAATCGGGCATGGATGGGTGAAACAGTATTTTGTACGCGCAGCGGAGCCGGGAACGCCGGTGACGACGCATATTGATGTCAGGACACCGGATGGTGAGACGATCAAGATGACAAGAAAGAAGATTTTTATTCCTTCTCGCGTTTTTGATAACAAGGCACTTCTGGAGAATAACCCGGATTATCTTGCGTCCCTGGCATTACTTCCGGAGCAGGACAGACTGGCACTTATGGACGGAAACTGGGACTCTTTTTCCGGCCAGGTATTCATGGAGTGGAAGGATGATCCGGATGGATACAATTCGCGGAGATTTACTCATGTGATTAATGATTTCCCGATTCCGACAGACTGGAAGATCTATCGTGGTTTTGACTTCGGCTACTCGAAACCTTTTGCTGTGGGATGGTATGCGGTCGATCATGACAGCAGAATCTACCGGATCAGGGAGTGGTACGGCTGCACGAAGGTAGCAAATACGGGAATCAAGCTGACACCGGAAGAGATCGCGAAGGGCATCTTGGAGCGGGAACGGGCGGATCCGAATCTGAAAGGGCGTAAGATCGTAGGGATCGCGGATCCGGCCATCTTTGCGGAGAATGGCGGAGAATCCATAGGCGCGAGTATGGAGCGTGTCGGGGTTTGCTTTGATCGCGCGGATCATGAGCGGATTGCGGGAAAGATGCAGTGCCATTACCGGCTCGCATTCGATGAGCTCGGGATCCCGATGTTTTATGTATTCCGGAGTTGTAAGGAATTTATCCGGACGATCCCGTCGCTGGTATATGACGAGACCAAGGTGGAGGATATCGATACGGACCAGGAAGATCACATCTATGACGAGTGGCGGTATGTGATGATGGAGCATCCGCTGAATCCGCGCCGGAATATGGATACGATGCAGATCCCACAGGAGGATCCGCTGGATCTGTATAAAGA